GTCATTACTCATAGCAACCCCATTGGCCGCAAGGGCCACCAGGAATGAATCGTGAGGTGGATAAGGGGAAATATCCTCATCCTTACGCAGGTTAATCAACCTGTCTACCTTACTGACTCAATCCCGGGGTACGACAATGTAAGAGAGCGGTGGACAAGGAGGCAACTTTGTAGCAAAGAACTGCATCTCATTCGAGTACAGCTCAATAGCTTCCAAAGATAACTTCCTCGGCTTGTGATTACGTTCCCTACCCAATCTCGAAATCATTACTCTATCAGAGACCATCTCTGTTCCGTGAGCTGCCTGGGCTGCATATGCAAGCCTAGACAACCACTCGTCAGAGTCATCAACTGATTCATAAGAATTCGGGACGTAGGGCCCAGCGATCATTCGCCAATTAGCCATCGCGCCTGCAATTTTAGCAGTCGGTATATCCAGAGATTTTAGACGGTAGAGAGCCAATTCAGGGTTATCCACGAATCGTGCCGCAAGTTCCCTCTGAGAGGGACTTATGCGCCAGTCAGGTGAAGCCCACTTTGGATCTACTCCGAAGCCGCCAAGGTGTACCGGTAGGAACCAATTAGGTCGATACATTTGCCCGAACCAATCCTGACTCCAACGTGAGAAGGCTAGCGGGATGCACGAGACTGCCCAAGGGCAGATCTCACACATAGCGCTAAGGTCCTTTCCAATCAAAGAAGGTGTCGCATTACTGCGTCCCTCCTTTATGTTGTTGCCAAGAAGAATTCGTTGATTTAAATAGCCATAACGTTTCATTGTACCATTAGTACGACGAAATATATTGGAATTTATCATACAAACGTCTTTCGATAAATAATTCTTACCCTGTGAGATTTTGAAGCCGACAGTGGCCGTGGTTTCTAAAAAGATCGGATAGAAAGAGCCCTGACACTTAAATAACATGTCATCGCCATTCACTAGAACATTACGGAGCATAATGGCTCCTAAACGTTTTCGCGAAACATCTTCCGGATCTGCAAGAATCCAACGGTCAATAGCAGCTTCGTACACCGCCAGATTGATAGCACAGAGTAAAGGAAAGCTTAATGGGTGACCCATTAACTGCCCTTCATCTGTAGTACCGATCATCTTGCGCCACGGGTAGAAAGCTCTACCAGAAGCCAGAGATAGCCAGGCCGCCTCAAGGAAATCATTGTTCGGGAGGGATCTAATCACCTCAACCGAAGCATCTTTTTTGAGGAGGTCCGTAGCTGCCTCGTAGTCAACAGAACACCAATATTCAAAATCTGCGTCCTCATCCATTTCCTGCACTCTTTTCTCCACGTCAATAGTCATCGTTGAAGCATATGACTTTTTCCATGAATCGAGAAGCACTCCTTGGAGAGGCTGTAGGTAGGAGTAGAGATATCCATTGCCTTTTGTGATTATACGGAACTTTCCCGGTTCGGGAATTGCCATAACTTTCACATCTAGCAATGGGCAGTCACCCTTCTCATCGGTGCACATATCGCGTTTTACACACGTGTGTGCCCAGCCGAATTGATTGGTACGCCACTCATTGAGAGTGCGCGCCAAATAGGGTAACTTGCCGATAACTTTAGCATCCTGTCTAGTTAAGTCGAGATCAAAGCCGTCGAAGAGGCCTAAAGCCCCTCCGTCCCGCTTTCCAGCTTGAAAGCACGCGGAAGAAGAAGGAAGGAATTTACTCCAAGAACCTTCTCGCTGTGTTTTCTCAACAGGGTCGTAGAACAAACGGACCGAGACCGCCTGGATGACATCAAGGACATCATCTGGAACGGCACCTCGGTTAGTATTCAAACGATCATAATGAGATCGCAAAGCTGCACGTTTCTTTGTCTCACCCAAGACGGGCCAAGCAAGCTTGGAACCTTTCTGTAGGGAGTAAATGAAACTTACATCACGTCTGACTAGTGCCCGTAAAACAGCACGACGCAACCAGCCAGTAAAAAGCGGAAGTGTAATCCAATCAGGTTGAGCAGGTAACTGCTTATCCTGAAATAGACCACACAGGAGAACATCGAGCCAGTACTTACAATAAGTCTGTTCTTTGTTATCCTCACTTGAATGCATTTGTATCC